AAAGAGAGTGGCTATTCTTTAGGGTTACTACGAATTTAATCGTTTCTCTATATTGGAGTAAATCTCCATTCCTTCATCAGTTTTAAACCAAGCGGCTAAAGCTGAGTAAGGATGTTCGTCAAATGGGACGTTCATCAACTTCCTGTCATTACTACCCCAACTGAACGTTCTTTGATCTGAAGATAGTTTTAATATTCCTAATTCTGTTGCTTTGATACCAAAGTTTCTAAGTTGTACGTTTTCATCTGTTACTAATTCTAAGAATAACTTAGGGTTCCTCTTAGCATATACTAATAAATCTCTTCTTAGCTCCTTAGAACTCATCGTAGACACCTCAGAGCCTTTTTCTACACGTAGAACCGCCTCCGCCATATCAATATCCAATGATTGAGCTGCTGTTAACGCTTTGATCTCTAATTCTATAACTTCTACTTCACTTTGAGCTTCAATTTGAGGGTTGTACTCTGTATACGTTTGTTTTCTACCGGGATGATATAAAGATAATAACTTTTGTAACGTTTGTTTTTCTCTAGTGACGTGTAATGTTCCTCTCCTAAAAATTATATGTGATAATCTTTGATCTCCCTGCATCTCATCAACAAAACAAGTTTGTTGGTTTTCACAATACTTTAACTCTCTTTCATACCCCTTCTCTTCATCAAAATAGTAAATACCAGAACTTTTTATAGATCTTGATAACGATCTTTTAGCTTTACCTTTTATAAAATAAGTTCTGTTTTTTATTTCCCAACCATCTTCTGGACTAGTTGATTTTGACTTAACTCTTTTTGGTTCTGGAGTTTCCATAACCGGTGTTTCAACTTTTGGTTGTTTTACAACTTGTGGTGTTTCTACCACTTTTTCTTGAACTTGAGGTTCTTCCACCTCAACTTTTGTTTTTGTTTTTTTTGCCATAATATAATATATAATAAAATTAATAAAAATAAAAGGACCGAGGCCGAAACCCCGGTTCTTTTAAAAATTGCTTACTTCATTAACATGAAGTTGTTAGCACCTTGAGTAACTAAACATCTTTCAGATAAGAAATGCATTTGCATTGCATCTAAATCAGAAGTAGTAGCACCAACCGAACCAGTGGTCCAAGTTTTCATCTTTCTACTTTCTGTTGCAGAAGCTCTATAACGAACATGTAAGAAAGGACGTTTAAGATTCTTTCCTAAGGTTTGATCATAAACTGAAGATACACCTGCTGGAATAAACACTCCACGAACCGCGTCAGAAGTAGCAGCGGTATTAATACCACCTCTAGTAGCATTATCGTTTAAGTATTTCCAGTCAGTTTTGTAGAAGTCATAAGACCCACGTCTGAAACCAGAGAAACCTAAATTAAGCGCCATGTTTTCTGAGTTGTTGAATACTCCGTAAGAAGTACCGCCAGCTCCGTAAGAATTCATTGAAGCTAACATATCATCAACGGCTAACGAAGTAGCTCTGTTTACGAACATCATGTTTTCTTCAATAGAACCTTGCGTATCAAATTCTGCTAAGATAGCGTCGAATTCTGCTAAATCAGTAGCTGCGTTAACACCAGTTACACCTGAAGTTACATTACCTCTACTTTCGATAGCTGCGAATAATCCTTCAGAACCACCAGGAGTACGACCAGACGAGTAATAAGCAGTATCGTCAGTTGCACCTGCATCGATAATATGAGATTCAGCGTTCACGTTCTCAGCTTCAATACACATCATTTCCACGTAGTCGTTGAAACGTTGATTAACATCGCCAGCGGCTTTTAAATACCACAAGTAACCATTTTGTCCATCTTCACCTGTAATTTCAACCCAACCAATTTGAGAAGCATCAGATCCAGAGATCTCATAGTAATCTTTCATAATGATTGGTTTGTTTCGTTGAGAAGTGTGAGTTGGTTTTGAAGCTTTGCTATCACCAGTTCCTAACGTAAGACCACCTAATCCAGTTGAACCTTTTTCCCAGTCAGAACCAATAACTACAACTTGCGTATTTGCTAGAGTAGCACTTGATCCGTGAAATGGGGAATCAGCCCAAGTTTCTTCAGCGTAAGGTATAATAGTAACAGCCGCGCCGTTAACTAATACAACCTGACCAGTACCTGACCAACCTGCGTTAGCTACTAGACATACGTCATATAATCTCATACCATGATTAGCAATAGTATAACCATCACCTGATACATTTCCATCAGAATCACTAACTACTGTAAAAATATTTGTATTTGTTACTAACGAACCTATACACGCGATGTGTAACCTACCTTGTTCTGACCAAATAACTTGGTCTGAGGACATAGCCTCTTCTGCACCGACTTGCTCTAAGAACCCTGAGACTGTTCTGTTTCCAAAAACCTCAGCTTCTTTTTCCATCAAATCAGGCAGATATTGTTGTTCCCATCCGGTTGAACCGTCACGGAAATCTATGTAATTTGTTTTTAACGTCTGCTTCTGTGAAGCTGGCGTGTTATTCAAATTAGTTCCTGCTGTAATTGCCATTTTGTTTTAATTTTAAATTGTTAATTTACTTTTTGTTTTTCATTCTTAGCTTATTGCCTTGAATTTTGTACTTAAAATCATTGGAATCTTCACCTAACACTCTTACTTTAACACCGCCTGCTTCAATAGTTCCATGGGCTTGCCTTGGATCCATATTCACGTTTTTGGCTTTAGCAACACTATCTTTCATAGCATCTGCTTTTCCTTGTTCGTAAAAGTGACTAGCAACAGCGTCAGCGTTCATTGCTGTAAATAGAGATTTATGATAACCCTTAGCATCCTTTAAACCCATTTTTTTATCCAAAAACTTTTTGGTAAAATTGTTTAAATCACTTTGGGTGTTTTTAACCTCTTCAGCATTATTTACATTAAACCTGTATCTTTTATCACCGACGTTATATTCAAAACCTTTGAACTTGTCGTTAAAAACTTTATCAGTTTTTTGTGTAAAAATATCAGAATTAGTTTTTGCTGCTTTTTTAGTTACCTCTGATTCCTTGTTGTATCTATTAAAGAAATCAACTGCTTTTTGTTGTTCTTGGGTCAACTTTGACCCAGCTTTGATATCTTCATAGTATTTGGACTTTTGCCCGTCCAGATGGGCTTTAGCGCTGGCAACTTGCTCTTTTAACGCTAATTTCTTTCTACGTATATCTCTTTCTTCGTCCATATCTTCGTCGTAAGAGAATGTGTCTTCCATAAGGAAGTTAATTTCTTCTGTGTTTAAATGAGGTTTTGTTTGTTTATAATATTCATATAGTAAATCGTTATCTTCTAACTTACTATAATCTTGATTAAGTTTAACATAATCATTTAAATCACCACCGGTTTCTTCCATAAAATCCATTAGTTTTTGGATATTTTCAGGAATTGGTTTTCCAGTGGCTTCAGCTTCAGCAACAGCTTCTTCAACTTGCTCTTCTAATTCTTCAACTGTTTCTTCTTCTGTAATTTCTTCTAAAACAGGTGTTTCAGTATCTTCTTCTGTAGATTCGTTAACAACCTCTTCTTTACTAGTCGTTTCTTCAATAACCTCTTCTTGAACATTCTCGGTTTCTGTGTCATCAACTGGTTGTTCATCTTCTTTTTCTTTTGGTGGTTTACTTAAATCTACTTTAGTTACGCTATCATCTCCAGCGCTTTCAAATTTGTTTTCATCAACTTGTTCAGTTGATTCTTGTGTAGTTTCTTCAACTACTTGTTCATCTTTTTCTTCCATAATATAATATAATAATAATTAATAAAAAGTTTATCTAGGGTCAAATGCACCTAAATCAAATCCACCACCTAGTATATCATTACCTGCGGATTCAAAGTTTTTAGGTGGCTTGCCACTATTTCTTTGTTCAATCATCTCTGATTGTTGTGTTGCTTGTATTTTTGTTCTTTCGTCTTTACGATCTTCTTTTTGACGTTCTCTTTCTTTCACACTGTCAACCTCAATTCCTTTAAGTTGCATATTATATTGGAATTCTAATGCCATTAGTTCTTTTTTATGCATAACTTCTTGTTGCATTTTTTGAGAATCAATTTGCGCTTTCATTTGTTCTAACTGACCTTCAGCTTGAGTTTTGACTTGATTTTTTTGTATTTCCACCTGAGCAGCAGCTTGAGCTGCTTGGGTGTTAGATTCTGTTTGGGCTCTAATATTTTCTAATTGTAATTGCCTATCTCTTTCTTGTTTTTTCTTTCTACGTATTTTTAAAAGTTGATTAGCAAGTTTAATATTCTTAATTTCTCTAAGATCAATAGCGTCTTCAAGTTCTATATTTTGTTGCTGCAATGCCATTTGGATATTATTCTCTAACAATTGCT